GTCTCTGCGCAATTGTAAATAGGGTACGCAATCCGTAGGGATCCGATTTTAACGCACGGACCTTACCATTGATGGTCCTTGCACGTGACCCGGTGCTGACGGCTATAATCTCACTGTGTAGATATGGTGTGGTCATTTGATTCGCTCCTCTGCTGCGCGGCTACCCCCACGCAATGGGTGTATCAGTCATCCCCTGATACTGGGTTGCCAGCTCAATCAATAAGATTGCCATGGTCGTCAAACCACTCTGCAACCTCACTGCTCACCTCGACTGACCAATACTCTTGGCTATATGGGATGCCAGTGCTCTCATGGACTGGGCGATGGATCGTAATCAGCCCAGCCTGCTCCATCTGTTCCAACCACTCGCCGCGATGGACCGAGGTAAAGTGGCGACCGCTCTCATCTCTGGTTGCCAGTTTCCCTAATGCGATCTTATCTGCGCTGGTTAATGTTGTCGTCATCTGCTTATCCTCCTTTATACTGTTGTGCCCCGAATTCGCCTAACAAAACCCTAACGCGACTCTATTTTAGCTTTTGCTCTACGTCTGGCTTCCAAGGCTTCTTTAAGGAGGAGGACTAGCATATTCGACAAGCTCCTTGACTCTTCCTTAGCCAGCCTCTCAGCCTCCTCTTTTAGCTCCTTGCCAACCCTAAAACCTACGTACTCAGTCATTGCTGCCTCCTCACATGCTTGACAAACATATATTACCACAGCCCAAAAACGATGTCAATAAAAATTTTTATTTGTTTAACGATTAGGTATATATTAGCGTATCGGCAAAATTTTCCACTGTAAGCGCTACTGTAATTTTGCAGTACTGCATTTAAGCTGCACTACTGCAACTGCAAGTACTGCAGCTCCCTACGGGAGAGCTGCGGTTTACACCTCGTACTGCAGTACTTGCAAGTAGCAGGTAGTGCTTGTGTTCGTTTTTACACCTACACCATAGGTGCACATTTGTAAGAATTTAGGGTATTTTTAGTATTTTCTTAACAAAGCGGGACGCTCTGTTATAGCTATGGCTTTCATAGGTAATTCGCGCAAGGTGCACCTATGGAAAATGTTTGCCAGACCCCCACCCCAAATCCAAAAAAACCTTTAAACCTACCCCCTCCCCCTAGCTCCCACTTTTATGCACAATGTTAAATAAAATCGATAATGTTAAAGGTAAATTTTTTTATAATATAAAATTCCAGTACGCACATCGTGCAAACTTAATTCTAGGCGTTTTTATATCAGACCTGAACAATATCGCATATGTGTAAAAATAATTGCTTATAGCGCGAATGTGTTGAAATTTCGCATATTTTAAAGTGGCTCGATAACCCTTGGTTGCAGGCTATTAGCTGTTGTGGCAATGTGGCCCGCGTTAGGGTTTTATTAGGTTCGCATTGTGACGTATGTGTATAACTTGATAATTTACTTATGGCTGATATATTTTTTAGTTATGGAAGAGATTGATTTTGTTTCAGTAGTTGAGCAGGCTGCCGAGAATGCGGCCAAGAAGCGGCGTAAGCAATTAATCGACAAGCATATTTGGGATGGCAAGCCAAAAGCATCTGAGCGGGTGATCGTTCAGTTCGTGTTTGATCATATGGACGTTGATGTGAAGCCGGAGGATGCACCGTCAGCAGGGGCGTGGGGGCTACTGATGGCGGTGCGCAATGATCCGACCCTGAAGATGGACTTCTACAAGACCATCTGGCCGAGGCTACTGCCAAGCCGGTCGCAGATTGAGACTGGGGACAAGTTCACAGATGATGGCAGGGAAACCCTGGAGATTATCGGTAAGGTCGAGCGGGCGTACCTGAAGGCGACGCAAGGATGATTTTATGACATTTGGAATGAATGGTTTGGTATGCGATGGGCGAGAGTCTGATTATCCGAAAAAACGGCGCCATTACTCTGGGGCACGCGAAAAGATTAAAGATAACACGAAGGTGCATTCCGCCGCTCTTAAAAAAGCCAAGCTGGCTGCAATGTCGCTAGATCTTAGTCTTGAAGAATATTTTAGAATACCACGGCAAAAAAGGCCCGTATGACTGCAACACCGCAACTTGTGGAGCCCCCACAGCTCCCGCCAGTCGATCGCACTAAATACTCGTATTATCACCTCGTCCCAAAGGAATATCGTGCTAATTTAAAATTCCGTAGAGAGCTGGTCGAGCTTGGTGGCTCGAGTAAGCGGCAGGCCGAAGAGCTGTGGCTGATGTGCGCACGCGACATGCTTTTCTATGTCAATGCGTTCTGTTGGATCTTTGAACCGCGGCAGGCGAAGGTCATGCCGTTCCTGACATATGACTTTCAGGACTACGCTCTCGACGAGATTGATAGCGCGATCGGTCATCACGATTTGGTTGTCAGCAAAAGCCGCGACATGGGCGCCAGCTGGATGTGTGTTACGGTCTGCGAACATCGGTGGCATTTCAAAGATATGGAAACGTTCCTGCTGGTGTCACGGAAAGAGGACCTGGTCGACAAGACCGACGATCCGAAATCCATGTACTGGAAGCTGGACTTTTTACACAAATACCAACCAGCATGGCTGCTGCCGCAGATGGAACGGCAGAAGATGCATCTTAAAAACTGCGACAATGGCAGCACGATCGACGGAGAAAGCACATCGGCAGAGACGGCAACAGGCGACCGGCGAGCAGCAGTCATATTCGATGAATTTTCGAAGATGCCAGACAGCCATAAGATCGCAGCAAGCTCGCGTGACGTTTCGCGCTGTCGAATATTTAACTTTAGTGCATACGGTACAGGCAACGCTGCGTATGACCTAACGCGCAAGCCAGAGTTTCGGCAGTTGCGTCTACACTGGTCGCTGCACCCGGAAAAGAATAAGGGACTGTACAAAGATCCAGATAACGGGAAGTATCGGTCGCCATGGTACGACGGCGAATGTAAGCGCGCGGTCAATCCGCAAGAGATTGCACAGGAACTTGATATTGACTTTCTGGGCTCGAGCTACCAGTTCTGGGATATACCAAAGCTTGAGCTTTATGAGCGTCAGTTCTGTCGTCCGCCGTTGCGTATGGGCGATGTTACTTTCGATAAGGAAAAGATGAAGTTCTTGAGGTTCGTCGATACGCCAAATGGTTCTCTGCAGCTGTGGCGGCAGCTTGATGAGATTGGCAACTTTCAGCGGGGCGACTATGTTTTCGGCGTTGATACGTCATTTGGTACCGGGGCGAGCAATTCCAGCGTCTCGATAGGTGATCGCAAATCAGGCGAGAAAGTGGCAGAGTACACGAGTCCAAACCTCCCGCCGCATGAATTTGCAGAGAAGATCTTCATACTCGCACAAATGTTTAAGTCGCAATCGGGAGAAGGGCCATATGTGGTCTGGGAGGACAATGGGCCAGGTGCTATCGTTGGTCGCAGGCTCATAGAGCTTGGCTACCGCAATATATACTATCGCAAGAAAGAGAAGACGATCACTAGAAAGTCCACTCAGACTCCAGGTTGGGCGAGCAATGACGAAACAAAGTTGCTATTGCTAACGGAATATAGACAGGCCATGCATCAGAATGATTTTATCAACCATTCGATTGAGGCTGTCAGGGAGTGTAAGCAGTACATTCGGGGTAGCGGGTCCGAGATCTACCATGCTGAGTCGCAGTCTACTATCGATCCAACAGGCGCACGGGAAAACCATGGTGACAGAGTGATCGCAGATGCACTATGCTGGCTTGGTATCAAGGAGACACCCGTCGAGGAGAAGGAGCCAGAACCAGAGATTCCCGTCGGTAGTCTCGCATGGAGACGAGAAAGATACCAGAGAGAGAGTTCAAAGGCTAGGGAGGAGTGGTAATGAGCTGTTATCTCGTCAATTTGTTGGATACGAAAACCAATGAGCAGTGTACCGTCCCATTCTTTAGAAAATGGAATAAGAAAGAAAAGCAGATATTGGAGTCTGGCCCATATAGTTTTGATTACGGAAGAGGGTATCTGTTTATGTTGGGGATGGGTGTTCCAGAGCATATCGCCGATAAGAGAACCAAGAAAATAATCTCTGATGACATAAAGCTTGGTCGCCGGGCAAGCAGGGGAAGGTATCGCGTAGAGTCGGTTATTACAGGAAAAGGCAGGGTTGGATATAGCGAGTCAGAAAATAACATTTGCCAAGATACAAGATAAGTGGTAATAGTTCCATCGAGATACTACACATAGTGGCATTTACATTTGAATAGGTGAACTTTCGCAACCCGGCCAGGTAGCGATAGGTTGAACCAAAAATTAACAGCAGCCATAGCGGGCGCTATACCGTTATGGCTGCTTTTTTTTGGTTTCACTTTCTTGAGGTGGAAGTGATCAACCCGGAAGACAGTAAGCATATCTCCCGTCTTCGTCGCGCAATGGAAGCGTCGCGCAAGCAGCTGATACCATTCAGAAACAATCGCACTGCTTCAATCAGACAGTTTGTTGGCAGACACTATGGTGACAATGGCTCAAACCATCGTGTACCAGTTAACTTAATTGAGTTGGCGGTAAACACTTATGTTCGCCAGCTTTCAGCAAACAACCCGCGACTGTTGGTTACTACTCCATCGCTTAATGCCAAGGCCAAGGCCGCTAAGTTCGAAATCGCAATTAACAATCTTATTCGAGAGATTCGCTTTAATCAGACGATGAAAATGGCTGTAACCAATGCCGTTTTCTCCATAGGTATCATTAAAACAGGGATTACTACCATTGGCGAAGTTGAGGTTGATGGCTTCACGCACGACCTCGGACAGCCATTCGCGGATTCTGTCGATCTCGACGACTGGGTGCACGACATGTCTGCCAGACGTTGGGACCAGATCGAGTTTTGCGGGAATAAATACCGTCTGCCATACGAAGTAGTCATGGATTCCAAGGCGTACGACAACAAGAAAAATCTGAAGCCAGACAAGAGGTCGGATACGCTCGATTGGGAGTATGGCGAAGACAAGGCTGAAGATCTCTCCAAAGACAACAGCTACGACGATGATGAGTACCAAGACCATGTGGAGCTATGGGATATCTGGCTGCCGATGGAGAATCTGGTACTCACACTCCCATGTTCTGGCGGCCAGCCTATCAGAGTTGTCGAATGGGAAGGACCTGAGTACGGACCGTTCAATACATTAAGCTTCTCTGAAGTACCAAACAATATCATGCCTCTGCCTCCAGTGGCTATCTGGGTGGATATCCACGAGATGGCCAATGCAACAATGCGCAAGCTGGCGCGGCAGAATGATCGACAGAAAACAGTGCTTGGAGTACAGCGCGGAAAAGATCCAGATGGCAAGCGGATCGTCGAGGCAAGCGACGGTGACGCTATTGCGATGGACGATCCAAACTCAGCACGAGAGTATCGTTACGGTGGTATCGATCAGCAGTCACTTGGGTTCCTATTACAGCTCAACAATTTGTTCTCGCGCCATGCTGGTAACTTAGACATTCTCGGTGGCCTGTCGCCGCAAGCCAATACTCTGGGGCAAGAGGAACTGATATCCAAGACTGCATCCAAACGCATGAACGAGATGCAGGATAGGACGCAGGAGTTTGCGCTCAGAGTGTGTAGTGATCTTGGCTGGCACCTATGGCATGACAAATTCATTACACTACCAATGTTCAAGCGCATTCAGAATACGAACATTGATATACCCATGTACTTTTCTCCTGAGGATCGTGAGGCCGATTACTACGAGTACACCATCGATATACATCCGTACTCTATGCAGGAGCAATCGCCTTACTCAAAGTTACAAACGATCCAAAATTTCTTTGGTCAGATCTTAGCGCCATTTGCTGGCCAGCTCCAACAGGCGGGAATGACGATCAACTGGGAAGGTCTGATACGCACATATGCCAAGTACTCAAACCTGGCAGAGTTAGAAGATATTCTTGAGTTCGCGCAGTTGATGCCTCAGATGATGGGAGCCAGTGAACCGCAAGCCGCAGGCAAACCAGCTCATACAAAGCGAACATACGAGCGGGTCAATCGGCCGGGTGTAACCGCAAGCGCACAGAATGCGATTATGTCTGCCGCACTGATGGGTGGCACGCCAAATCCACGTAACGATCAAGCCGCATACGCAGGAGCACCATCGTAATGGAAGACAGTGAATTAGTGAACATCGTACGCGAAAAGATGAACTCTTTTCGCGGCAAGAAAAAACAGTCAAAGAAGAAAAAGAAGCGCTCCTTGTCTGAGTACGTGAGCAAGAAATCGGGGTATTAAAGTGCCAACGTATTGTTACACATGTTCTTGTGGTCGCCAGTTTGAGCGCGTAATGCCGGTCAAGCACGCGGCGCGTCCAAAGCGTTGTCCAATGTGTGGCAACATGGCACCACGCGACATCGTTCGTGACCATGCGTCAACTGCACACGAGCCAGGTAACTGGCCAATGGTATCAGAAGCCGTTGGTGTCCATCCGTTGGATGCAAAGGCGGCAGAAGAATACGCAGCAAAGATCGGCGTTCCTACCAGATTCACAAAAGACGGTAATGCAATATTCACATCGGCCAGGCACAGAAAAGAGTACTGCGAACGGCATGGATTCTATGACCGCAATGGCGGTTACGGGGATCCGCAACGCAAATAAAAACCGAATAGGGAGTTAGACATGGAACGAGAAATCGAAAATGAAACAGCAACTCAAGAGCCTGAGGTTCAAGGTGACTTCCAGGATATTCCCGAGCCACAAGAGCAAAGCGAATTTCAGCCAGAGCAAGAGGACAAGGAGCAAGTCGATGAAGATCCGGTCGAAGAAACGCAAGCCTCTACAGAAGAGAAAAAGCCAGAAGAAAAGCAGGACGAGAGCGACCCGAAGATAGACGCGCTGATCGATCGCGCACACGACCTCGGATTAAGCGACAAAGATATTGGCGAGTTCGATAGTACCGAAGCACTTGAGAAAGCCCTTACGGTCTACGAACGACGCCTCATGGCTTCGCTGCGCCAACCTGAACCGCCTCCGCCCATACAACAACAAGCGGCTACGCAGCAAGCCAGAGTTCCTGTGGAGCTACCAGATCTCGATCCAAAAGAGTTTGATGAAGGTCTGGTAAAAGCTTGGGGTAGCATGAAGGAGATGGTCCGTTACCTCAACGACCAGAACCAGCAACTTGTCAATCATATCCGCGCTGAGCAGGGGCGCGCAGAAGATGCACGGTTTGACGATCACATTGCAAAACTGGGAGATCAATACAAAGAGATTTTCGGAGCTGGCTCCGTTTCCGAATTAGATCCAAAAAGTACGGAGTTCAAAAACAGAGCAGAAGTCTATCGGGCGATGCATTCGCTTAAGCTGGGTTACCAACAGCTTGGCACGAGATTACCGTCTGAGGGCGAACTGTTCAAACGCGCAGTTAACAGTGTCTTTGGCGACAAAATACTGAGCAAAACTGCAGCGACAGAACGACAGAAAATAGCTGCGACTCTCAAGAAGCGCAGCAAGCAACACATTGGTCGCGCAACTCATCGTGAAGGTATCGACTCTCGTACTGGAGAGCAACGGGCTATCGATGCTGTGCGCGCCAAGCTACGTGATAGAGGACATTCAGTCCAAGCTGAACCTGAAGAATTTTAGGAGATTAAAAATCAATGGCTACTTTAACCACTGATGAGATTGCCGATCTCATCACTACCACGCAAAAAAATCTCGGCAGAATGAAATGGACAGACCTCAGCACTGATTTGCAAGAATACATTGCAATGCCAAACCTAATCAAGAAGGAGAAGGTGCAGTTTGATGGCGGGCAAGCAATTCAATGGAATTTCATGGTCAATTCCAACGGGCAGGCTCGTAATATCGGACTGTTCGAAGTGGATAACTACAATGTAACCGATGTGATGAAGACTGCTAGCATCCCATGGCGGCATACAAACACAAACTACTCGATCGACGCTCACGAAATCTCAATTAACGGCGATCCTGCAACACGCATTGTTGATTTAGTAAAAGTACGTCGCGTCGCAGCTCTAATTGATTTGGCTAAGCTGATGGAGACGAATTTCTGGGGCGCACCATCATCGTCCTCCGATGAAATTACACCCTACGGTATTGATTACTGGGTCGTCAAGAATGCAACTGAAGGGTTCAATGGAGGCATTCCAAGCGGGTTTAGTGACGTCGCCGGTCTTTCTCCAACGACGTACCCACGCTGGAAGAACTGGACGGCGCAGTACACGACTGTATCGAAACCAGACTTGATTGCCAAGATGCGTCAAGCGTCCACCAAGACAATGTTCCGACCTCCAGTAGAGATCAGCGATTACAACCGTGGTAACCGATATGGCTACTATACAAACTACGATGTAATCGGAACGATGGAAACGTTGCTTGAAAATCAGAATGAAAACCTGGGTAACGATTTGGCCAGCAAAGATGGTGAGGTCATGTTTAAGCGCAATCCAGTCAAATGGGTTCCAGAGCTTGATTCGGACGCGCAGGACCCTGTTTATGGTATCAACTGGGGTGTTTTCTACCCTGTGTTCCTAAAAGGTTGGTACATGAAGGAAGACAAGGCTCGTCAGCATCCTAATCAGCACAATGTCTTAGTGACGGACATTGACATTACCTACAACTGGAAATGCTGCGATCGTCGCAGACTGTTCATCATCAACAAAGCTTAATTCTGAATAGATGATTGGGAGATAAACAATGAACAAGGTCAATTACGCCGGTGGAGTAAACACTGAAAACACCAGTGCTTCTCCGTCGAAGGAAATCTGGGGCAGCATGCCTGCCGACATCTTGTACGATCCATCCGTTGGGTACCATTTCTACGATGACTTCCTGGAATTTCCGACGATCACCACGCCGACAATTACGACTGAAATCGAGTGGGGAAATCGGGGGTACAAGGCATTCGGAAGCGCAGGCGGAACAATCACCAAGCTTGCCGTGTCAAACGGTGTTGGTGGCGTGGTGTTCACTGAAACCGATGACAATCAAGGTTTGTCGTTGGCCACAATCGCCTTGCCGTTCAAGATCGATATCGGACAGGGCAAGTTCTGGTTTGAGGCCAGAATTAAATCTGACACAATCACCGATACGCGCAACGGCTGGGTGTTGGGATTGTGGGAACAGCAAACACTATCGGCGACTGTGCCGATTGCTGCAGCTGGAACTTTGGCTGACGCAAACTTTGTTGGTTTCCATCGTCTTGAGGGTGACGGCGATGCAGTTGATACCGTGTATAAGGCCGATGGAGTAACGCAGGTCACCGTCGGTACTGATGCGGTAACATTGGTCGCTGACACTTATGTTAAACTTGGGATGATCTTCGAACCGGCAACGAACATCTTGACGTTCTACAAGAACGGCGTTCCTCTTGCGAATACAAAGACCATTCCGACTGCAGATGGTACGGACTTCCCCAATGACGTTCAGATGGGTCTCTGCTTCGCCATGCTCTGCGCGAGCAACGATGATGCTGTAAATACACTCGGTTGGTGGCGCGCAGCTCAGTTGCGACCGTAGTCTAAAGTACTAGGCGTCCGGCTGGGATATGCGGGTATCTCAGCCGGACATAGGGATTGACTATGGCTGAATCAACTTTATCACTTGGATATTCTGACTACCGATCTGAGATTGGCTACTATCTCGGTTATGGTCGCACGTCCGGAAATTGGACGTCAGACCAAACTTCAGATATCAACGCAATCTTAAAGATGGGACTTCGGCAATTCTATTACCCGCCGGTGCTATCGAAGGGAGAACCGATCTACGACTGGAGCTTCCTTCACATCAACACCACGATTGCAACTGTCGCTGATGACTATGATCAGACATTGCCAGACGGCTTTGGCGGACTTGAAACAGAGGTATTCACATTTGCTACGACTGATGGTGCCTATAATCCAGTAAAAGTAATTGGGGAGAGTCAAATAAGAACTTTGAGGCAAGGCAATACGCTAACTGGTATCCCGCGGTTTGCTGCCATTCGAATGAGATCGACCGATGGTACCACTGGTCAGCGTTTTGAGGTGATCTGGTGGCCAACACCGGATGCAGTCTACACGATGGGATACAGATACAGAGTGCAACCTGACAATCTGAGTGATGCTGCTCCGTATCCATATGGTGGAATGGTTCATGCCGAAACCATTCTTGCCAGTTGTCTCGCTATAGCTGAAGAGCGAATCAAGGACGAACGTGGAGTAAAGTGGGACAGCTTTATGACTAAGTTGGCCCAAAGCATCGCCTACGACCGGAGTCTCGGACAGCAGTACTTTGGCTACAACGGAGATAGGTCTGATTCCAGAGACTCTCTGTCAGATAGATCACATCGGTACATCGGCAACAATAATGTCACATTCAACGGCGTCGAGTATCCGTAAGGAGAGTTAAAATGGCCAGTGCGGCAATTACTATTAGCGAGCAACCTGCAACTATAGAAAGCGATACAAATGAAGCCGTCATCACAAAGAACACATCTCTCAAAGATATGACAGGAACGCTCGTCAATGCGGGGACTACGGACGTGTGGTGCAAGGCTTCTGTATCCAGTACTGCGCCATCTAGCGTAGCGACTACAGGCGCACAAGCACAACTGCAGTTCCCTCTTTCGGCTGGCGCGTCCATACCGTGGTTGGCTCATTATACCGCGATTGCACATAAAACGGCTTCTGGAACATCTACATTGGCTTGGTTTCCTGATAGGGAGTATAGACGATAATGCCTCCGACTGATGCATCTGGCGGCGGTGCCAACTTCATGGTCAGGGGCGTCATTGCGATGCTCGCTGCCGGAATCACCGCTATTGTTGTGACGACTTTAACAGCAGACAAAATTGATTTAAACGGGACAAGCGCGCCATCCGCGTCTGCAGCTGGTGACGCACGAATCTACTACAACAATACTGATGACAAGCTCTATCTATCTAAGAATGGTGGCGGGTTCTCCGAGCTTGGTGCTGGCGGTGGTGGATCACTACCAGTTACCGATACGACATCTATTGTTGAGGGTAGTGCGGATAATACGAAGGAAATTCGGTTTGAAGTGGATGGTTTGACTACAGGCACTGTCCGGGTAATCACTCCGCCCAACTCTAATTTCACAATGGCTGGCATCAATATAGCTCAGACATTCACCGCGAAACAGACATTCTCATCTGCAGTTATTACAACGCCAGTTGTGCTTACTGACGGCGCCAACATTGCGACAGATGCGTCGTTGGGAAACTACTTTCGTGTGACATTGGCCGGCAATAGGCAGCTGGACAATCCATCGAATGCTACAGATGGACAAAAAATAACATGGGAAATAATTCAGGACGGTACTGGCAGTAGAACCATAACACTGGATACCAAATTTGCATTTGGGACCACGCTAACATCTGTGACGCTAACTACGACCGCGAGCAAAAAAGATTTTCTCTCCGTCATCTACCATGCGTCTGCTGACAAATTCTACGTGGTTGGTTTTGTGAAAGGATTCTAATGAAAAAACTGTTATCGATTCTAGTACTGTTCGTCAGCGTATCATGCTTCTCCGCGACGATTAGCGATCCGGTAAAAGTAAAATACTGCAACGAACGGGTGCGCGTATCGGCCAACAAACTGCAAGACGCCTATGCTCTCTGCGATGCAGTTGCAGACAGGTGGACAAGCCTTGGCGGTGGTGCAACGGCATTCAATGTAATGCAGGATGATATTCGCCAAGCGGCCAATGCTGTCGTGGATGCGTATCAGTTCTGCTACCTCACCGAGAAGCTATGGTTCCTGCATGGTGACAGTTCATTTATTCCAAATAACGCAGATACGGTGTCTGATGGAGCGCCGGCGGATGGTAGATCGCAGATTACTGGCGCGAAAGTTCATGGTGTGCTGACGAGAGTAATCGAGTTCCAAAACTGGCTGCTGTCATCGGCGGGTTCTTTTACCGACTCTACTCGCACAAATGTAGCGTACATAAATACCGTAATGGCTGTATGCGTTGAAGGGCCCACTCAAACACAGGCAGCTGCAGAAAATTTCATCAATCGATGCACTGAGCTGAGAACCAATTACGAGGCCAGTAGCAACGCGAACCTGAACACGATTCTTTCAGTGTATGTGCCGAACTGATGGAGATGTACATGAAACGATTACTGCTATTTTCCTTTCTTTTCCTACTCTGCAACAGTGCTTCCGCGGCATGGACAGAGAAATATGTGCGTGCCGATGCAGCGGGCGGAGGAACTGGAAACTCTGACACAGCTGTAGATGCATATCAGCTGTCTGAGGCGATCACGCATAGCACTACAAATACGAATGTGCGGTACAATGTCAGGGCCGGTACATACACATTTACGACCACGACCCACACGTTTAGCGGAGTTGGTCTGACGACGGCACCAAATTGGTGGCGTGGATTTTCTGCTACCCCTGGTGACCTCGACACTGACTATTCTACGACGCGGCCACTGTGGAGTTATACTACCGGCCGTGTAGTGATCAGTGGTGCGCATCAAATATTCTCAAATATTAATATCGAGAGTCAATCTACCACAGTGAATGCTGGTGCAGTTAACGTTACTGCCGCAGCTATTCGCTTGGATCGAATGCGATTCACAAATACGGCTGCGAACGCCAATAGTACCGCGTTGCGTACGGCTACTGGTGGTGATGTCGTTGTTACTCGGTGTTGGTTTACGGCAACGTCTACAGCCACTCAGGTTTGTACCATCGCTGCGCGCACGTATTTCGTCGGATGCGTAATTCGCGGCGGAGGAAATGGTATCGACATCAATACGAATTTAATTGCGATGTATTGTGTGTTCGATGATGTGGGCGGAAGCGGCATAAATATTAGTAACACCTCTGCAGCGGTAACGGCAATAAACTGTATTTTCTATTCCGCTGGCAATGACGGGATACGTGTGGCAGCTGCGCCGAACGGCGGAATCATTGCGTATTGTATTTTCGATGCGAATGGTGGCTATGGGATTAACAACAACACCGGCGCCAATATTAATACACTGCAGAGATTCCAAAACGCTTATCACAACAATACGAGTGGGCAAACAAACGGATTTTCGGACCAATTAATGGTAGGTCCAATTACAGAGACTGCTTCACCATTTACAAATGCGGCAGGTCGTGATTTTACCATGGTGCCTACGGCACAATCGCGTGGGAGTACACTGCCTGGCAATTTCGACAATGAGACGTATTCGCCATACATCGATTTGGGTGCTGTACCCAGGAAAGAGAACGACAACCAGGGGTTCATACTCATAGGGTTCTAGTGATGGCCGATCTCGATAGTGACATGCAAAAGCTGTTCGGGTCAATCGAAAAACTAGTCGCAAGAGTAGAGTCGCTATACGAGAGCATTTCAGAGGTCAAAGAGGAGCTGAGACAGCAAGTGCATATTGGACAGAAGCTTGAGGCGTGGAAGGCTGAAACGAATGAGCGTCTGGCTCACGGAGTACAGCGCATGGACAGAATCGAAGAGTCTTTCAAAGCGTGTGTCAAAAAAGAAACTGCCATGGCGTATGTCGCAGGAGCGGCAGGTGGTGCGGCGTTACTAATGAAGATGTTAGGAGGAGGCTAAATGAAGGGCTCATGGAGAACGACGACGCTAGGGATTTTAACAATTGTTATAGCCGTCTGCACCGGTTTAAAAGCGCTCATTGACGGAGATCCGACGACAAACGTGGATATCCCAGTGCTTGCTACTGCGATTACATCTGGCTTTGGACTGATAAAGGCTAGAGATGACAAGGTAACGAGCGAAACTGCAGGCGCTAAATGAACCTGATTAGCGAATTGCTAAAGGTGCTTGTCGCAGTAATCAAGAGTCTTTTCGGTATCGACAAGCCGGCAGAGACAGAGGTAAAAAATGCAAAGCCTAATAAGCCGCTTAATGACATTAACAGTGATGATCGTCTGCTTGGGGAGCTTGGGCTGCGAGGCTACCTTCGGGCCGCGAGTGAGGACGACGTACGTGATAGTACACCCAGGCACACCGATGCAAATACTAGAGAATAAGGCCGTCCGCGGGAGGGTTCTCGATGGTGGTGGCGACGCTGTAGAGCAGGACATTGGTGGCTGGATCACGATGCCGCCGGATCATTGGGACGCGGTAAAGCGAAAACTCGAATCCCGGTGATAGTGACATTAATTGTCCTTTTACTTTTCATCTGTGCAATCTGGATTGTACACGAGAGGAAAAGTAAATGAGAAGACCTTGGCCACGAATCAAGCAGCTTGAGTTTTGCACTGGCTGCGGGCGAACACGAATGATGGTTGGCCTTGAAGGTGATCCAGAGGGTGTAATGAGATGTTCGTGGTGTGGAGTCAAGCTGTATAAAAACCGGAGCCAGCGGCAATCTGGCGTGAATAGGGAGGTACAATCATGAGTGCGGGAAATGTGATGCGGAGATGGCTGTCAGGCGCTCAGGGCGGTGGAGGGGTGTCCACAAATTTAGGTGCTGGTGAAGACACATTGCAGCTAAACACAACTGGCGCAAACAATGTAGCCGTTGGCTATCAAGCTCTCGATGCGAATACAATCGGCGATGGCAATGTTGCCGTTGGTTCAGGAGCAATGGGTGCAAACACAACTGGTGCAAATAATGTAGCGGTTGGCTATGCGGCTTTAGATGCTAACACGATTGGCGACAAAAATGTTGCGATTGGTAAAGACGCGATGGGTGCCAATACGACTGGTGCCGATAACGTAGCCGTGGGTTATCAAGCGTTGGATCTCAATACGATTGGCACTGCAAATACGGCGATCGGATCTGGAGCTATGGGAGCCAATACCACTGGTGTCAACAACACAGCAGTGGGTAAGGATGCGCTTCTGGCGAACACGGTCGGTACGGGTCTAACTGCAGTTGGCAAAGGTGCCTTGGACGCAAACACGACTGGTATCGACTGTACGGCGATTGGCTTGGATGCATTGGGTGGTAACACAATTGGTACCGACAATACTGCAGCCGGCAAGGATGCTTTGAAGGCCAACACTACAGGCATCAAGAATACGGCTATCGGATCTCTGGCCTTAGATGCCAATACTATTGGGACTGAAAATACAGCAGGGGGCTACGATGCTCTTGGCGCTAACACGACAGGTATCAAAAACACGGCTGTCGGATCTACGGCTTTGAACGCTTGTACTATAGGAACTGAAAATACAGCGTTTGGATTTGATGCATTGGGTGCGGTGACCACTGGTGTAAATAACACTGCTGTAGGTTCGAGCGCGGGAAATGTCATTACGACTGGAACTGGCAATACGATCATTGGTCGCGATGCAGATGCGAGCGGTGCGGCGGGAGTTGATCAGATTGTGATTGGTCGCGGAGTCACTGGTGTGGGAGATAGCAAGTGTACGATCGGAGCTGGTGCCAATACCGCGACAATTGACCTGGATGGCGCTGATACTTCCTGGTCTGCTGCATCCGACGAACGTCTAAAAAAGAATATCGATAGCTACAATGTTGGTCTTGATTTCATCAGCAAGCTTCGTCCGGTTACCTATCAATGGAGATCGAAAAGCGAGGTTCCTGCATCCATCGAACGTTACTACGATCCGCAATCCGACGAGCCATGCCGTGGTGTGCGCGGCAAACGTTACCATGGGTTTATCGCGCAGGAAGTTCGCGCTGCGCTGCAAGAGTACCCAGAGATTCCTAATGGTCAACATTTCTGGCATGAGGAAGAGGACGGCGTTCAAAGCGTAGCCCCCAGCGATTTGATGCCGATCATGGTTAATGCCGTCAAACAGTTGAACGACAAGTTCATTCGATTGGAGAACAAACTTGGCCTCGCGTAAGGTGATGCTTGGTACTCCAGCGTATGACGGACGTGTAGATGTAGGTTACACGTTCAGTCTGGTGAAAAGCATTCAGGCTTGTGCGGCTTATGGTATCGCGCTTCATCCGGTTTGGTGGCCGGGTGAAGCGTTGATACAGCACGCGCGAAATATGTTGGTCGGTCTTGCCGTTGAAGGCGGAGTTGACGATTTGATCTTCGTTGACTCCGATGAAGAGTGGGAGCCAGATCATATTCTGGCGTTATTGAGTCATCCTGTAGATGTGGTTGGTGCTGCTGTAAGGAAGCGCACAGACGAGGTAGAGGCCTATAATGTTCGTAGCAAAACTGCGAATATACCTGTTGATATTAAAACCGGATTATGGCTTGTTGATGGAATCGGAACTGGATTTTTAAGGTTGTCTCGAAGAGCTCTAACAGCACTGTTTCAAAACAGTGAGCCGTATGACCATAGTGGAACTAAATGTCGAATGGTGTTCGATGTCGGAGTGGTCAACGGCAGACTCGTCGGAGAAGACATTTGCATGTGCGACAAGCTCACCGCGCTGGGCTTTAAAATTCACGTCGATCCTTCATTCACAATTACACACGTCGGAACCAAGAAGTTTAAGGGATGCATCCAAACATACGTAGAAAAGCTGAAGGCATCTGAAAAAGTTTCTAGGATTAAAGCGTGTGGGTAAAGTCAGTGCACTAGAGCTTCAATTTCCAGCAGGCGGACTACTGAAGCGTTACAGCTATCAGCAGCAGCCTCCTTTCACCACACCATCGTGTAACAATGTCAGGCCAACAGAAACACTAGAGGGGCGACAGCGCGGCGGCTCGCGTCCTGGGTTGGGCAAGGCATTCTATCAACAGCTCGGTAGCGGCAATCCAGTTAGAATGATAAACAGTGTTGGAATTGTTCAGGAAGACGGGAGAACGTTCCTGGAGGATAGCTTTGAGGGATCGTCTCTTGGTGATGCGTGGACTGTTGCTAACTGGGGTGGCCTGGTTCTGCCTTCCATATTTCCGATCAACTACGCGGATGTGACGTTCGGAGTAAATGGCGGAGCAGTACATTCGGCATTATCGAATTTCGACACTTCTTTACCATACCTGCTCGAAATATTTATCTCGCCATATCAGGGAGCTCATCACGGTACGTACTCGATATTTGCGCGGATGAACAATAATACTCCTGTGGCTACCACGAATGGTCTCGTTATAGAGTTGACCATGACTGGGACTGGTGGCGGTTGGACGGGTAGGCTGAGGGATTACTCCTCTGGAACACCAACGGATACGAGCTTTACATCCGGGAATCACGGGTCGCCACAGGCGGGATGGTTCTCAGTTCTGATTAATGGAAACAATGTCAGCTGCACTTGGCTTGGAACAAGTGTTCTCGGATCAACTGCTGTAAGCGCTGCAGCGGGCGCACGCTTTGGTTTTGGAATGAACTGTACCGTGTCCGGTGGAGTGTGTCTGGTTGACGCGTTCCGAGTTCAATATCAAACGAACAATAATTCTCAGGCGCGGCGTCGATTACTGGTATCAAGCTCAAATGGTACCCTATACAGAGAGACGTATCTGAGCACGCTTGAGGCGCTGACGTCCAATCTATCGTTGGCAAGCGACAGGCAGCTGCAAACAGCAGAACGGGCTCAGCGTCTGTATATCGCCGATAACGGTAACCCCGCCGCCACTGGCACAGATGGAGTAAGGGGCACTGGCAATGATCGCCTCGATGCAGCCAGTGTAGCTGACTGGACTGCGATCGGTGCGAATATCCACGACTATGTAGTTGTTATCTCAAATGGTACTGGTGGAGGCGCAATCGATGGCACATACACGATATCAGCGATTGCATCTGGAGAGTTAACGCTTGGCTCTAATTGGTGTACTGGTGGTGGCGCAACATGTGATTATCGAGTTGAGCGCGCTCCAAAAATCTACAATCCAATTGCGGACACGTTGACACTTTTGACGGCCACAGCTGGTCTTGGCCAGGTCCCGACTGGCTGTCCATTAATGTGTATATGGCAGGATAGACTGACGCTTGCAGGCGCACCAGTCGCACCGCACGTATGGTACATGAGTCGCCAGGGAAACTTTCAAGATTGGGACTTTGCTGCGGATGAAACGGATAGAGGTAGGGCGATCGCAGGTACCACATCGTCCAACACAGGCGCAATCTTTGGCGAGGCAATGACATGCCTTGCTCCGCATAGTGATGATTATCTGTTCTTTGGCTATGCTTCATCCTTGTGGGTGCTCCGTGGCAATCCAACCCTTGGTGGCCAGCTTGATAACCTTTCACGAATTGCCGGCATTGTTGACAAGCGCGCATGGTGTAAAGGCCCAAATGGCGAGTTCGTGTATTTGAGTCGTGACGGTCTATATTCGGTCAATCCAGGCGGTGGATATCCAGTTAGTTTGTCTCGAGAGCGGCTGCCAATAGAACTTCGCGATGTGGATAGCTCGGCATATACAGTACTGCTTGCCTATGACTCGCGAGATCGCGGGGTACACATTTACCTCACACCGGTCGCCGATCGTGGTCAGACGCACTATTGGTTCGATTGGCAAACACGTGGGTTCTGGCCATTAACATTGCAGGGTGAGCATGAGCCACATTCGATTCATGAATATGTATCAGAATCATCTTCTGCTTCTGCCGTCCTGCTTGGTTGCCGCGATGGATACATTCGCCGATACAAAGACGACTACGAAGAAGACGACGGTGAGCCATTCACATCCTTTTACTACTATGGACCGATCATGCTCGGAGATGGTTACAACGATGGAATCATAAGAGAGATTATCGGTTCGCCAGGAGCAAACAGTGGTGACGTAGACTGGAGCCTGTACGTAGGAGAAACGGCAGAGCAGGCGTTTAATGCTAGCGCTTTTGAGACCGGCTCGTGGGATAGTACCGGTCTGAACTACAAAGCAAGACCCCGCGGAAGAGGCGCGGCGATGTACCTCAAAGTGACAAATGGCGAGACGCGGCGCTGGTCGATGGAGCGTGTTATGATTTCCAGAGAAAAGATTGGAGCGCAGCTCAAGATATGATTACTCCAATCAGGCCAAGCGAACTATCTGCACTTGAAGTGCGGCGTGCACTGCAGGGCATTAGTGACGCTGTGATTCAGACGCAATCATATCCATGGGTGAAGCAAAACATTCCAGAGAATAAGACATTAACCATACCTAATGGGTTCGGGCTCGTGGTGATTGGCCCATTCACAATTGATGGCAGTTTGGTTGTTGACGGAGCTCTGGCAACGATATGAGCGGCGAAATTAATCTGGCACAACAGGCAAGCGGCAATACTCCAAGCTCTGGATACACGGCGCTATACTCCAAAACAGATGGACTCATGTATTTTAAGGTTCCGGCGGGGACAGAGTATGCCCTTCTTCCGATGGCGTCTCTGACACAAGGATCAGTTTTATTTGTTGGTGCGTCTGGAATCATCACGCAAGACAATTCAAATTTCTTCTGGGATGATAGCAACAATAAACTTCGTGTTAGTGGAATTGTGGGTATTACTGATGGCTCAAGTGCGGCCGCGGGCAATATCGGTGAATTAAAGCGTTCGTATCAGGCGCTGACAAACTGTGCTGCTAGTGGCACGTGGGGCAATGTGACGTCGATTGAGTTGACCCCTGGTGAATGGGATGTTAGCGCAGTCGTTCGTGTGTATGCTAATAGCGCGACTCTGACCGGAAATAGTAGTGATATGGCGATCAGCGTCAATTCTGGTGGCACTACTACTGACCATGTCGGTGGAGACAATGCAGTGGAGTTTAGGTCTCCGACAAGTGGCAGTACGGAGCAGAATACAGTGTCGATACCTAAATATCCGCTTAATCTTACATTGACCACGACTGTTTTTTTGAAGACAAAAGTTTCATATTCGGCCGGTACACCGCAGCACTCAGGGCGCATTTCCGCGCGGAGGGTACGATAGTGGCAGTTGCATACAGAAAACCCGGCAATTCCATCACGTGTCCACCTGGCCAGGTGCTGGTGATAGTATCTGTGCCAATTGCGTCATTACCAACATCCGCACCGGTTGGTTCAGACTTGTTGTCATATAAGAAGATTGCCGCAATCGATGATGCGCAGAAACAGCTGAGTGAGGCAAGGCTGATTGAGTCAAAAACAGATGCGGCGCTTGATCAGGATGCGACAGATTTTGCCTCTCGAATGGCTGCGTTGAAGGCCGCGCGGCCGGGTGGAGCTTTCGAATGAAACTCGCACAGAAGAAAAAATATTTGGTGGTGCCATCGAAATCCAGGCCGATTGACTGGCCAGATGGATGGGCGTTTCCTGGTGTGTGGCCTCCAGGTTGGCCAAAGGACAATCCTGTAAACTTCACATTCGAACTTTCGTTTAAAGATTCTTTCCTGACAGCTCGATGTCTTGACGAACACAGCGAAGATACAGATGAGGCTCTCGGGCAAATGTTGCATATTGGCGTGTTCAATGGGGCTGACAGGTACCGTCTATCGGCCGATGGAGATACATTTTCTGCATGTGGTCTATTTCAGATTAACGAATATCAGCCAGGGCGATTTGGGATAAAGCAAAAACTTGTCTTCGATGTTCAAGGTCAGCTCGATATCAGGATTAGGTTGTTCGGCTGGGAAAATGGAAAATGGGCGGTTTGACTGTAGAAGATCTTTTAGTTGATCATCAGCTGTACCACAGCGAGAACCAGATGGACTGGTTTATCACGGCTCGCTCAGGCGGTTTGACGCCGTATGGTCAATACAAGCAGGCATTGCGAGAGCTTCACGGTAGACATCGAGGATTGAAGGATCTTGGATTTCAGCGCGAACTACTATTGCTTGAAATTGAAGAACTTCAGTGTTCTGACGGCAATTACTTTCAAACAAAAAAGAATGAAATCATTTTAAAGCAGAAGAAGTTTTCTTTATTGGAGCTTGATCGGAATATCGCAGACACAAAACGCGAACTAGATCATTTTTACGGTCAAGCTTTACGTTTAAAAGAAGTCGTAGGCGATTTAACGCCAGAGAAACGTAAGCAGTTAGACTGTGAGATGTGGATCGTCAATATCAAAGTTCAGGCTGCGGTAGATTGCCTTATACGCGGCGGACTAGGTGAATCCGTGCTGACCATGTTGATGTCAATCCCTAGTCATATACGCAATCCGATCTTAAAAGAGGTAATGCAGCCCAAAGAGAAGCTGATTGCTTGGTTGGAGAAACAGGAGCCTCTAATGTTGGAGGCGAATGCATAATGGGCTATGCTTATTTGGCAAAAGTGGCGGAATCATCTGAGGATCCTATTCCAGATGATTGGCCATCTGAATGGAATTACATCAGCGTCGATGCTTTTGACGATAATGATTTTGATGCAAATGATGTTGCGTGGCCCCCAGGCTGGCCGGTGGACGTAGATGACCAAGATCTTTCTTTATCCCTAAACATACCGTTAACAGCACCTGTTGGAGGAACAATAACGGCTACCTTAGACGTATTAGATGGTGGCAGTGATACCGATGTCTTGGAGTATCATATTATTGTACTCAGTGCTGCGATAGGAGGAACAACAGTTGGAGTCAAAAAGAACTCTGGCGATTCTTATACCAATAGAATTGCGTATTTAGTCACAAATTACACTGGATCTAAGTATGGATTTAGTGAAGCATTGTTCGTCAACACAAATTCAGGTCAGATAGGATCTGTGTTAACGGTAACGGCCTCGGTTTTTACTATTAGCGACACTCTTGGTACATCAGACACATCTACTATCGCCAATGCGGGTACATTAAATTTGTCTGCTTCGACCTACTCTGTTTTAGAGAGTGGCGGGGCTGTTACGGTAACGGTGACAAGGACAAGCGGTAGCAGTGGTGCGGTTGGAGTTTCGTATGCGACCTCTAACGGCACTGCTACGGCTGGATCTGATTACACGGCAACTTCTGGCACATTATCTTGGGCGGATGGAGATAGTGCGAGCAAGACATTTAATGTGTCAATTACTGATGACTCAACAGTTAATGAGGGCAACGAGACCTTTACGGTTATAATCAGCAGCCCAACTGGCGGCGCAACACTGGGAGCTACTTCATCAGCAACGGTTACAATCACAGACAATGACATTGAGCGCATAGTAGTTTTCGGAGGCGATAATTCTTCTCCTATTGCAGACTGCGATTCATATACATCCAGTACAGATGCGTGGTCATCTAAAACAGACATGCTGGGGGTTAGGCAACAGTTTACGGCTTCGACCATTTCTGGAAAAGGCTACACCTATTGTGGGCATAACGGATCATCTACACTAAGAACTTGTGACGAGTATAACATTAGTACCAATGCTTGGGCAAATAAGACTGATGCACCAACTCCTTCGAGACAGTCTCACGCTGCGGCTACAATATCTAGCGCTGGTTATATATGCGGCGGGGTAAGTGGGGCTCCTTCCCTCGCTGATTGTGATGAATTTACCGCAGGAACAAATTCTTGGTCATCAAAAACAGATTTTTCAACAGCAAGATCAATTATGCCGGCAACGGCAATAGGATCCTCTTTATATATTTGCGGAGGCTCACTTAGCGGTGGCAGCGTCTCCAACAAAACAGATCAATACACGCCAGGCAGCGACACCTGGACGGCAAAAACTAATATGATATCACAAAGGGCGACTAGTGGTGGATCTACTATAGGAAGCAATGGATATGTATATTCTGGATTGAATGGAGTGCTTGCTTTTGTTCGAACCTGTGAAGAATACAATCCTTCTGGTGATTCCTGGTCATCTAAGACAGATACGCCGATCTCGATGAGCTTGCATACAGGAGCTACCGCTAACAGTTTGGGGCATATAATTGGCGGTCAAGACTCTTCGTTCTCTGCGCTTCAGTCATGCTACGCGTTTGATGCAAATACAAATTCATGGTCAACAAAATCGTCAATGCCGTCTCCAGCACGCTTTAGACTTGCTAGTTGCACATTACAAGCTTGATGAAAGGTTGAAGCAATGGCCAAGAAAAAAAAGAAAGTTGTACAAACGCAAGCGCAACCAAAGGCACCAAATAAGCCTGCTCAACCATCTAAGGCTAGCGCTGGAAGGCCAGGGGTTGAGGTTGAGAAAAAGCCTATTGATTTCTCACCTGCTGGCATTCTGTCGCAGTATGAGCAGAAGCAAAAGGAGGCCAATGCAGCCAATGAAAAGCGCTACGCCGAAGGACTGGCTGGATACGATGCGCTAATCAATCAGCAGGCCGCGGCCAATCAGGCTGCGCAAGCTGGTTATCAGCAACGCTACGGAGACTACATCAGCGCGTTAAAGGCGCAACAACAGGCTGGCCAGGGAATTATCGGCGGATATCAAGGCCGCTATGATGATTATCAAAAAGCCTTGGCTGCAGCACAAGCGGCTGGAAATGACATCGTCGGTGGCTATCAGAGCCGATACGATACTGGCATGCGGAATCTCGAGGGTGCTGGCGTACAGGAAGCCGCTGACATCAATGCTGCCGCTTCGGCCAACTCAAGCAACGTTCTAAATTCGCTGAGAGACTCAGGGCTTGCGGGCACAACTATCCTGCCAACACTGCGCGCAGGAGTAGAGCGCAATCGCATTGCAGAGCAGGCGAGACTCAATGAGCGGCTGCGACAAGAACGCGCAGCAGCACACGCCAACTTATCCGCGGATGTTCTTGGCGCGAAATCCGGTCAACAGGCTGTTGGCTTATCAGGCGCTCAAACGTTAGCTGGATTGAGATCTGATGCTCTCGGTGAGCAGGCTCGGCAGCAGATAATCGGACTGCAAGGCGCGCAGAATACGGCTGGGCTGAAAGCTGACGAACTGATTGCTGCTAACGCAGGACAGGCTGCTCAGTCAGCTCTGGGTGTTGGCAAGCTCGGATTCCTTGAACGCAGAACAGACCAGGCGCCAGATGTGGGTCTATATGCAAGTATGATGCAGAATATGGGATCTGGTGGTCTCTATGGCGCACCGACTCAGACAGGTGCGCCGCCAGGACTTTCGCCATCGGGAACTATTCCAAGTCTGACGCCGGCTACCCCTGCTGCTCCAAAACCAAAAAATGATTCGATGGATGATCTCATGGGAAAATACAAGGCGTATGTGGCTGAGTTTCAGCGCACCAATTATTCTGGGGTCTCTGGTACTCCAGGGCGCATGATGACGCTTGATGAGTTCAAGTACAATCGTCCGATGAAGTATTCATAAGGGGTAGCCATGGCGATAAACGTTAGCTACGAACCGATAGCTGCAATAGGCGCTGGATCTTATGGTGCTGGTTACGGCCAGTACGCCCAACGCATTGCTGCTCAGCAACAAGAAGAACGTATGCTGCAGCAGAGACTAGCGGCAGAGGCTGCTCGACAGCAGGCGGAAATAATTGCGAACCAACAAGCGCAAGCAGCGCAAATACAGGCGCAGAAAGAACGCGACTTTTTCAACGCCAAGGCGCAGGCTCTTCGCGATCGCTTCATGGCTGGCCAAGATCTGCTAGAAAAGGAGAGTGCGCTTAAAGACGCACTGGCCTTGCAAGAAGCGCGCTATGGGCTCGAGGATAAGCAGATACAGAAGCGCTTCGATTTGGGGCAAGAGGAGCTCTCGCAGCAGGAACAGCGACGCATTGCTCAGGCTCAGAAAGAAAGATTCGCATTGGATGAAGCATTCAGAAATCAAGACATCGACGAGGACACCTATCGCAAGGGGATAGAAATTCATGCCGCGAAGAGCGCAGGCTTACCATGGCAGGCGGTGTTTGAAAAACCTGGGCGTCAAACAATCAGATATGATGAGGATCGTGGGATTGCTGAGGTAATCGACGAGAAAGGCAATGTTTTAGATTTCAAGCCGTATGAGCGGCCAGGGGTCGTCTATGGATCAGAGGTTGATCCTGAGACGCACGCAGTATGGGGCTTGGACAGAAAAGGGCAACGTATTAAACAGCTGGCGCCAGGGGCCAAACAACAACAGTCCTATCAGCCGGAGCTTCTAACTAAGCTGACAAAAGATGCATACGATATCTTGAAAACAAAACAGGACGACGAAGAAGTTCCTCCCTCTGAAGATCAGGTAAGGACATGGGTCAAGAATCAACTAAAATTCATGGACGATCTAAATGCATCCAGAAGACAGCTGTCAAGTCTGCCTCCACCAGAAACATACAAACTCCCTGAACCTGCAGCTTGGCCGGCGCCAGTTCAGCAGGCTGCGTTCAAGGCCATGGATGAAGCTCGTGAACGAGGAGTAACCGGGCCAGAGGATCTTGATAAAATTGGTTTTGCTGCAGCGAATGCAGCTATGCCTACAGTGGGGTCTATTCAGGAAGCGATGAGCCTTCCACCAGGTACGGTTTTCAGGACTCCAGATGGACGAGTCAAGGTGCGATAATGCCTGACGAGTTTGACATTTTTCAAGATTATATACCAACAAATTCGGCGGATCCATTTGATCAGTTCGAGGATTACGTTCCATCAATATCAAATCAAGCAGCTTTAGATGCAGAAGCAGATGACCTCAAGCGCATTGGCCAAGAAGAGTTTCAGAGACGTAGGGGTGAATATCTTTCAGGATTCGGTTTGTCTAATGAAGAAGTTCCTGTCGGTCAGTTAAAGAGCAAAATCGCAGAACAGACAGCCGCTTATCGGATTGGGAAACTTCCAAGTGCTATAAGGCCAATAGCTGCCGGTGTCGCCAATATAGGCGGGAGTATAAAAAGTCTTGTTGAACGTGGTGGCGAGATGGCTGGGGTTCTGCCAAGCGGTATTGCAGATCAAGAGAACAGGCTGATTGGCGCCGTTAGTGAAGGGGCGAAGAAGTCGTACCAGGATACATTCTACGGTCCTGATGTTGGATCATTCAGTGAAGGGCTCGTTAGTGGGATAGGCAAGATGGCCATGGCCGGAGCAACCGGAGGCATCGGGCTTGCCGCTTTAGGTGCAGATGCTGCTAATCAGGCTGCAACAGCAGCTGAAGACTTTAGAGATCCAACATCAGGACAGGGTTTGTCTGACGGCGCCAAAGCTGCATACATTGCAGGTACTGCAGCGATTACAACATTGACTGGTCATCTGTTGAAGAAAGTGGCTGGCTTTGCTGGCGGCTCAGGTGGAGCAGGCGTAACAAAGAACGCGTTTGTGAAAGCTCTGAAGCATGTTGGAGAGACGGGCGGTGTGCTGGCGGCTCAAGCGCTTGCGACTCAGGAGCTGGCCAAAGATGTCGGGCTGGATGATAAACCTTGGAGTTTGGAAGAGGCCGGAAAGCTCATCGCACATTCGATGATCGAGGCTCCATTCTTTGTAGCTGGTGGCGCACTGACAAATAAAGCGCTTGGGTTAATGGTCAAAAAACCGGAAGCAGCCGCAGCCTTGGCCCAGACAAAAGAACCAAGCCGCAGCCTGTGGCAGAAATTTGGTCTCGACAAGCTTGTAGGCGAGAGAGTTAGCGCAAAAGAGAGAGCTGAGTTCGCCGAAGAGATTCGAAAGAACATGAATCGCCCTCAGATCTCTGAGGATCAAGTGCAAGAACGATCTGACTTCGGCGGATTCAAGAAAGCAAAATTAACAGAGCTACCAGAATCAAAAATGCCTGAAATTGAAGGGGCGCAGATTAAATCATTGAAAGAGGTGGCTGGTCCAAAAACAATTGATGAGATGTCTATCGTTGAACTAAAGGACGAACTTTTTAAAAGTCCTGTTCAGGGGATGCCGCTAAAAAATAAAAGGGCTTACGAAGAGGCGCGACGGAACGTGCCTGAAGCAGAGCACGTCATACTCGATGGCGACGGATTAAAGTCGATCAATGATACTTTCGGTCACGAAGCTGGTGACAAACTGTTAAGCGCAATAGGGACAGCATTAAAGAACTCTGGCTTGGAATCCTATCATATCAGTGGCGATGAGTTCTCGGTAATACCAAGATCCAAGGCTGACATTCAAAAATTAGAGATGGTTCAAAAGGCACTACAGGACACCGTTTTGACTTACAAACTTCCTGATGGTACTATTTATGAACACAAGGGGGTTGGATTCAGCTATGGAACAGGAACAGACTCAGTCTCCGCAGAGCGAGCCCTCCAAGCCAACAAAGTCCAAAGGGAAGAAGCTGGCCTCCGACCAAAAAGAGGGGCTCAGCTTACACGAGTGGTTCAAGAGCCTTCCACCGGGGGGCGAGTTGACAATAACCCTCCCGGCCAGCCTGCAAGCGAAGTCATAACAGAGCCGATCCAAACAAAGAAACCGATTCAAACATTGGGAAGCATGGGTGGCGGTGAAGTCGAAGCTCATGCTTTTGATTTTTCTGCAGGTCCCAGCAGAGGCGAATCTGCAGTCAAGAGGTGGTTAAAACGCAACTTTATTGGCGACTTACCAAAAGAAGTTTTCGAAAGAAATTTACGGAGAGAGGGCGCTCACGACGCGGCCGCTACAGAAACGGCAGTGGCCGTCAAGAAATTTGGCCAAGCTGTGCGTGAATCTTTCGGAACAAAGGAGCTAAATCCGGAACAGCAGGTTGCAGTCAATAACGTATTGCAGGGCGCCAAGCCAATTGAGTCTCTACCTCAGCCACTACGTGAAGTCGTCTCTGAGATGCGCAGCAATATTACGGCATTGTCGAGAGAGTTGATACGTTCTGGCGCCGTACAAGGCGACCTTGCTGCAGTTGTCGAAAAAAATGCAGATACCTATTTACATCGAAACTACCGGGTTTTTACGGAAAAAGACTGGATGAAAAAGATTGCGCCAGAGGAGAAGAACAGAGCTCTGTCAGCGTTGAGAGCTGAAATGAAAGGTGCGCCAGAGGCTGAGATCCAAGGCGCATTAAACCGCCTCTTAGATCCCCAAGCAGATAGTCCACTTGGTTTTCTGGCCAAACACAAAAATCTTGGCGGTAAGGATCTATCCATTCTCAAGCATCGACAAGATCTTCCGATGTGGCTGCGACGACTGTGGGGCGAGGAAACAGATCCAGTTAAAAATTACGTTCGTACAGTCACGAAGCAATCAAACCTCATAGAGAATCATAAATTCCTGTCAGATGTTAAGCGGGAAGGTCTTGGTAAATATTTGTTCGAGAAACCGACCGGAGATAATTACGTACGAATAGAACACAAGGGCGACTGGTCTTACTCTCCGCTGGCTGGACTATACACCACGAAGCCAATTGCCGAGGCGCTTGGCAGGGTCGGTGAGATAACGTCTGGAAATAATCCCATATGGAATGCGTATCTCCATGGCGTGGCTATATCGAAACAGGCGAAGACCGTACTCAATGTTCCGATGGGAGACATCAGGAATTTTCTAGGGAATATTGGGTTTGAAGTCGCGAGTGGACGCATACTGTCAACAAAAGGTTTGAAGGAAGCCATCAAGGGGACGTATGATTCTGCCTTGGCTAATGATACTGTAGCAACCAAGCTGGTGATCAAGCTGCAGAAGCTTAGAGTTCTTGACGGTGGCGTTGAGGCTGGTGAAATTGTAGCCTCCTTGAGGGATGCCAACAAACAACAGATCGATATCGCTGAGATTTTGATGCCGGGTAGAGGTGTTGGTAAAGGGATCAAAAAAGTACTCAACACGTCATCTAAGCTATATCAGGCGGTTGATAATTTCTGGAAGATTCGCGCTTTTGAGGTCGAAAAGGCACGCTATCAAAAGGCGTATCCGGAATGGTCTGCGGATAAAGTTGAATCGAAGGCCGCGGAGATTGTTAGAAATACACTGCCGTCATATTCAATGTTGCCAGAAATAATAAGGTCTATGCGAAAAATTCCATTGACCGGAACATTCGTATCATTCCCGGCTGAAGTCGTTCGCACAGCTGTACAGACCGCGAAATTGGCAAAGGCTGAAATGGCCGATCCGAGAACGGCATCCATTGGTTCTCAGCGTGTCGCTGGGATGCTGGCTGCAGCATTGATTCCGGCGGGGATAGCGGCGACATCACGATATCTGTCTGGGGTAGACAAGGACGACGATACAGATCTTAGACGGTTCGTGGCCCCATGGATTAAGAACTCAACGATTGTTTGGTTGGGCAAAAATGAAGACGGAACTCCAAGCTTTGTTGATGCAAGTTACATGGACTCTCACAAGTATTTGCGAGATCCAATCATAGCCATGCTGTCTGGAAGGGATGTTTCCGAGGGAATTGAATCTGCTGTGTCAGAGGCAATGTCTCCGTGGCTACAAGAGAACATGCTTGCATCAGCGATTCTGGATGTGGCCAGAAATAAGCGCGGGACGACCGGCCGGCCTATTTACAACGAGCAAGCACCGGTCACCCATATCGTAGGTGCATCAGTGAAGCGGGTGTGGGAAGCGTTAGAGCCAGGTGCTATGACTCAAGGCAGGCGAATTAAGATGGGACTGACGGGTGAGATAGAAGATACTGGTCGCAAATATGATCCAGAGCAAGAGATCGCAGCCATGTTTACCGGCTCACGCATTCAGTCTGTAGACATAGAGCAGAGTCTGTTTTTCAAGGGTGTGTCGTACGCAAAAGATAAAACTGAAGCTCAACAGATTCTACGTAGCAAGCTGGCCAGCAAGGGCGCCGTAACTCCACAAGAAATCTTGTACGCCAAATCACTGACAGAACGTGCCCGCGAGGAGCTGTTCAAAGAGCTGTCTGAAGACCTCCAGGCGGCAATAAGACTCGGAGTCACGCGGGATAGGATATCAAAAAAACTGAAGGAAGCTGGACTTTCTAAGGAAGAGATAGCCAGACTGTTTAAATCAAATTATCGAGAATACGTGCCAAGAGAGCAAGAGTTTAAAGCGAAGATCAAACGGAGCAAAGCAGAGCCACATCCAGTTCTACCGTTCTAAAGCCGAAAAAACAAAATGCCCGGTAGATTTAAGTCTGTTTACTCTTTCGCATTCGTAAACATTTTTGATGTACTTGTTGAAGTAGCGGCCGTTAGAAGAGGCGCTTAAAATCCCATTGTAAATATCTTCAGGAACCTCGTAGTATCTGTAAATATTCCCGTCCTTGAATTTAACGTATAGCAGCCCCCTACTGCCATCATATCCGATGCAATCGATAAAGGTCGACGACACCTTCTTCATTTCAATTGGAGGAGGTTTCATCGCCTCATAATAATTTTCGACTGGATCGTGAGGCCTCCCGTACATTAGATCTGGGTTTGAATTTATGGATAAATATGCAACCCCTAGGATAATGAGTAATGTGACGCCATAGTCCGCAAACAGGTAATTGAATATTCTCTTTATCATGCATCTCTCCTAAATTTAATATATACCACGGACATAGATCGGTTATGGGACTGTCACATACTGTCACAGGAAATTCTATAAGTCGTTTAATACCAATACACTTTCAGGGATTATGAGTCCCTTGCTCTCACCGCTGAGCTACGGGCCTGAAGTCGTTTTAGACGCACTGTTTAAATTGTAACTTATTTCATATATTGAACTTGCGCTAATATCTTCTTTTGCACAATTTATGGGGCTATGTGTTGAAATATGCTTAAATTTACCAAGCTTGCCACAAACTGTCACATGATCTTGGACTGGGCGACGGTGCTTCTCGTGTGTTTTCTCGGCCCTCTTTAACACCTCTGCAGCCCTCAAATACCGCTCTGTGATAGCAGTGGTAGAATGTCCCAACTTGGTTTTAACCTGCCACAGACTATATCCATCTGCCAGATCCCAACAGGCTCTAGCATGCCTGAGGTAGTGTGGGGTAAACACCTTTACATTGGCATCTCTGGCAGCTTTCTTAAAAGCTTTGCGCACCATTGAATATGTCCAAGCTTTACCATCTTCTCTCGGACACAGATATTCATTGTCCTTATTTCTCTTGGCAGCTTCAATTGTCCACGGCTCTGCATCGATCATCAGGCGCTTTCCAGGTTTGACCACTTTTGTCCAGACGCGACGATCTATATCTATTTCAGAAACTTTTGCCCGCAAAAGCTCATCAATACGCGCTCCAGTCTCGGAGAGAACTTCAATCAGTAGTCCAAAACATGGCCTACTCCACGCAGCATCTGCAAACTTGCAAAAGTCAATCCAGTGTAAAAGCCGCAGCGGTGGCTCAATCTCCTTTATCTTTGATACATCATTGGCTGGATTGCTATGACAATAATCTGGCACACACCATTTGAAAAAAGTTCGGATGTGTGCCAAGCATTTATTTGCGGTGCGCGGCTTTGTTGGCCTTCCGGCTGAGTCTTCTCTTTTTTTATCGATCATGGCTTTGCGATGCTCTTGCCAGGCCATGATATGCCGCCTAGTAATCTGATAAACAGGGAGATCGCCGACGACATCTTTTAAAACGCGAAGGCTCGCACAACTGGCCCGGATATGATCTGGAGTCAGGCAGAGCGTGCGCATGTGCTCCTCATATTCGGCGATGGCTTTTGAGAGCACGACCTCTTTTGTTGACGGCTCAAACGACAAGCCAAATTTAGAACGATTCTTTTCGGCCAGTAAATCCAAATATACCTTTTGAGCCTCGAGCTGCGTTCCCCTCAAATGAGAGTGAATGCGTCGATTGGGCATCCGAAGCTCTATCTTCCACAAAAAAATGTCACCGGAAATCTTATAGAGTTTTCTCAGCATCTTCTTCGCTCTTCAAGAACTCCTCGTCTAATTTTGCCCGAACGCGTAGGGCCGCCATTTTTTCTTCATTGGTCATGGATTGTCTCACACGCTCAGAAGACGACGCTATAAGTTTTGTACTTCTGCTGATGAGAGATAGTATATTAACCAGCTTTGCGATTTTAATGTCAAGAACCCCAAGGTGATGTTCGCATGCGCCAACCAACACAGATATTGGAGGTTCTTCGATTCCAGGATTGTCTTTAGTTACTGGTTCCTTATTTTCAATCAAGGGCTCTTTTCCTTCAGTTTCTACTTTTTTCAGGGCGCGAGGGGTTGGTGATTTTGCAAGCATATCGTCAATATCAAAACAGCCTAGTGCATCGGCTATTTTTTCTATAGAGCCCCAATCGTTTACACGGTCAGTATTCTTTAAGAACTGTTGGACATATCCGGGATCTAACTCAGCCTTCATGGATAGCTGCCTCATTGTCCAGTCGTATGCCTCCAGAAATTCCCTTATTTTATTTTGTACTGCCCGCAAATCGTGCATTGCACATTCCCTCCTATATAAATATAGAAATAATCAATAAAAGTATTGCACAATGATGTAAAAGTAAACAAAATTTTCAAAAAAGAAAATTTGTGTAAATTGTGTACTCGTCGTGTTTTACGTTGCCATATTGAAAAATTCTATATCAAAATAAAATATCATCTTGTCAATTTGATTTTTAAACACTATATTTACTTCACAATAAATTAAAACAAGTGCGTTGGAGGCCGGTATGATTTCGGTTCGTTCCATTTTGCGTAAATTCAACGTAAAACAGGAAATAATTGCCGAGGCAATAGGGATTAGCCAGCCTCATCTATCTGCAATCAAGAATGGAAAAGCCCGTTTAACGCTCAATGTCGCCAAGAAGTTGTCTAAGTTGGGAAAATATAGAGTGGTTATTAACCGCTCTGGAGAGATCTGCTTTGAGGAGAAAAAATGAATCTCGCACCACAGATCGGAATGAGATCAGTTTATTCGTGGAAAGAGGTTGCCTCTTTCTTGGGCATGAAAGAGGAGCAGGTAAGGTCCTTGGTAAGAACCAATCGTTTAATTAAACGCTATACAGGGATGTTCCCTTTCGCTCAAAAAGACGTCAATCAATTTTTGGTTCGATTCAATGCCGGCGAAATACAATTTGGTGTTCGCCGAAAGGGCAAGAGATTTCAGGAGGCACAATGACAAATCAGGACATGTTTGAACAGCAAGCCGAGCTCTTGCTGAAAACGCAGGATCAGCTGCTCGAGCAGATGAATATCTGCGACAAGCTGCGATGGAAGCTGGCGACGGCCATCGGTCAGCTGGCGCAACTTCGGGCTGAGAAGTGGGCGCTTCTGGAGGAGAACGAAAGGCTCGAGAGGCTGATTGACAACCACTGGCTGGCGGTCAAATCGGAGCTGCCAAATGGAATCTAGGGACAATGATGAACGTCACTCGGTTTTATTCTCCGTCGTATTTTTGATTATCATATTCTGGATCACCCTGTTTCTCTGGGGCTGCGCTCGCAATCTAAGGGAACTTAACACACTTTAAATTTGGAGGTGTACGTTGGCTTCTATCCTCGCAATAGATCCGGGGACAAACTGTGGCTGGGCATTAGATTTAGACGGCATAGTTCTCAGCGGAGTATGGAACTTGAAGGGGGGTCGCTATGAGGGTGGCGGGATGAGGTTTATACGGCTGCGCAAGTATTTGGCTGAGACATGTTTTTCTAGCAACGTCAACCAAATCTACTTCGAGGAGGTACGACGACACCTGGGGACGGATGCTGCGCACATCTACGGCGGAATCATCGCCACAATCACCGCATTCGCGGAACAAAATCAAATCCCCTACGAGGGTATACCGGTGGCGACCGTAAAAAAATACGCAACTGGCAAAGGTAACGCAGACAAAAAAATGATGGTTGAGGCGGCGTGCAAGCGCTGGCCAGATCAATTTATTCAGGACGACAATCAGGCTGACGCGCTTTGGATTTTGGCAACTGGAATCTCACAGATGGAGGGAGCGAAAAAATGAACGAGCTGGCAGTACAGTCGAATCAGGTGTCGATCTACGATCGCATCCAAAACCCAATGGAAGCTATCAAACAAATGGGAGACTTCTTTGCCAAATCCGGCATGTTTGGCTGCGAGAAGGTAGAGCAGGGCATGGTCATCGCTATGGCCTGCATGTGTGAGCGCCGCAATCCAATCGAGATCAGTCGGATGTACCACATCATCGAGGGAAAATTATCGATGAAATCTGACGCGATGTTGGCTGGCTTCCGTGCGCGGGGCGGAAAGGTCAAGTGGATCAGAGCGGACCACGAGGCGGCTGTAGCGGTGTTCACGATCGACGGTAACGAGACTGAGATCAGCTACACCATTGAAGACGCCAAAATGGCCGGTCTATATCCGGGGAGGCCCAACAGTAATTGGGTCAAGAGACCAGATGCCATGCTGAGGGCAAGACTGGTCAGTAAAGCAGTACGAATGCTGACGCCGGAGGTGAATGCTGGAATGTACACTCCAGAAGAGGTGGAGGATTTCGATAGGCCATCACTACCAGCGATTGTAACCACGACCATAACAGATGTTCCGGCTCCAAAAACGAATGAAAGAGAAGTGGAGAAAAAGCGCCGCTTCCCAGCACCTGAGGCACCGAAACCAGAGGTTGCCGTAACACTCCCAGAGCCATTGGTTGATACTAAATCTGATACCAGGGAGCTGCCTGCAGTAACGACATCAAATCTAAATCAGCTCCAATCAGAAGTGGCAAAAGCGCTTGGTGACAAAGTAGATAAGGCGGTTCAGTACTTAAAGTCAAAATCATGGATACTTCCAGACCAAGGCCTGAACGCACTGTCTGAGGAGCAGTGTTCGCGGATTTTGGCGAGGACTGGACCATTTTTAAGGGCGATTGAGCAATAATTTCTAGGCGTGACGTGGCATGACTCGGCCTTGCGAGGCCTGGCAGGGCATGACTCGGCTTGGCATGGCACGGCGGGACAAGACAAGGAGACTTTAATGAAGACGGTAATTGCAAAACTTCGCGGCGTATCGCCGTACAGTCAAAGTAAACATTACGACAAAGAACAAGTGCCAATGCTCGAAAAAGAATCACACCATGCGTATGAGGCGCGGACATGGAAGAATAGGTTGCATATCAACGATTCTGGGAAAGTTTTCATTCCTCCCATGGCATTTAAGAATTGCATTTCTGAGGCAGCTCAATTCTTGGGGGAGAAAATACCTGGGAAGCGAAATGCAACATGGACGAAGCATTTCTTGGCAGGAATCTTGGTGTCTGAGCCTCTGATTTTAAAAATCAAAAGAGATGAGGTTGGTGGCGAATGGTTCTTTGTTCCTTCTGATGGAAAGAGGGGTGGAGGATCGAGAGTTAATAAGTGTTTTCCGGTTATTAAAGATTGGGATGGTGACGTTTTGTTTTACATTCTCGATCAGACTATTACCGAAGATGCATTCCGACATCACCTGGAAGAAGCGGGTAAGTTCATAGGTATCGGCCGATTCCGTCCACGCAATGGTGGATTCTACGGAAGATTTGAGGTCGTAAATCTGAAATGGAACTAGTTTTAGCGCGGCGCGGCTTGGCTTGGCTTGACGAGACCGGGCCAGGCGCGGCAAGGCAAGGCTTGGCGAGACGAGGGCAATTTAAATGGAAGAGAAAAAGTCAATTTTTGAGATTTCACCCGACACGCAGCTTCTTATAGCGAGACTTGAGAAGATGCAAAAGGGAGAATGTGTTCAGTACGACGAATTGAGCAAGATAATAGGTAGGAATGTACAGATGAATCGCAGTTCGCTTTTATCTGCCAGGAGAATACTGCAGCGACAGGGGATGGTTTTTGACGCTGTTTCAGGGGTAGGCATTAAGCGTCTGGATGATATTGGCATTGTCAAGGCCTCGCAGGGTCACGTTTTTAGAGCTTATCAGGCTGCAAGGCGGGGCGCTCAGAAACTATCTTGTGTAGATTATGATACATTGAATAACGAAGATAAAATTACACACAATACATCTGCATCGATACTGGGTGCAATTGCGTTGGTTGCAAAACCATCAAACACAAAAAAGTTGCTTAAAGCAGTTCAGGAAGCGCGCGAAACGCTACCAACAGCCAAGACTCTTGAGCTATTTTCAAAGTAGCTAGGCATGACTGGACGAAGCGCGGCATGGCTTGGCAAGACGAGACAAGGAATTCAACCATGAGTCATCACCCATTTTCCCCATCAAATCACCCGGCTTGGCGTCGGTGTGTATGTTACGACGGCACAGAAGCAGGAGAGGCCGCTGAGCGTGGTACCATCCAGCATAAGGCACTAGAGAGTTTGTTGGTTGGTAGGCTTGGACAACCAATAATGCCACTCGGTATCACGGATGATGAGCTGGAGATGGTGGCGTGGGCAGAAGATTTTATCAAAAAAACTGCCAATGGTGGAAAGGTGTTCCCGGAGAGACGTGTAGTTTACTATGAGGATCTCGACGATTTCGAACCACTATATGAGGGTACCGCGGATGCCATAGTAATCAATGCGGCGGGAGAACCGACCTGCCTCTTCGACTACAAATCTGGTGCCGATCACGATTACTATCCCCAAATGGCCGCTTATGCAGCAGCGGTCTGTCAGATGTTTAGGGTTAGATACATTAATGTGTACGTTTTATTTGGTTTGACGAGGACCCATCAATACTATCACTTTGATGCGAAGGAAGCTGCCGAATATGCAAAAGAAACAATCAAGCAAAGAAAAGCAAAAGACAAAAAACCAACGCCGTGCTCGTACTGTAAATGGTGCAGGCATGCAGCAACTTGCCCAGCTCTTGCAGAGCGCGCCATCGCAGTTTCACAGGGCCATCCAGATTGGCGATTGTCCACCTACGACCCCGGAAAAATAACCGATGGTTCCGAGATGGCCAAGGCTCTTAAACTTTCGCGGTTTATGAAGGCTTGGTGCGAATCCGTAGACCATCACGCCAGGGAGATGGCTGTCAAAAACGGGGAGGTGATACCTGGATTTTCTGTTGCCAAGCGGGCTGGAGCTAGGGAGGTGACGGTACCAACGAAGGCGTACGAACTGTGTGGGCTACCGCTTGATAGATTTTTGAGTTGCTGCACGGCGAAGGTGACGGCTCTTGAGAAGCTGGTTGGAGCCAAAAAGTTCAAAGAAATAGAGAGTGAATTTGTGAAACGCAAATCAGACCAATACTACCTCGTAGAGGAGAAGGAGAAGGGCAATGCCGAAAATAACGTACAATGATCGAGAGGATACATTTGTGCCAGTACCAGCGGGAGACTACATCCTTGGAGTGGAGGCTGCAGAAATAAAATTTTCAAAATCGTCTGGAAATGAGCAGGTTGAAGTTAAATGTCGAATTTTGACCGTAAGGCCAGATGGATCTGTGTCGCATGGACCTTTGGTATTCGACTACCTCCTCTTCGACGAAAAAATGGGGTGGAAATTCGATATGTTTATGAAGGCTATCCGCAAGGCGCCGAAGAAGGGAACTGAAATAGAAGTTAATGAGCAATGGCTAAAAGATACAGTCGTTGGGTCACTTGGTTGGGCAGCGATATCTATAGATGAACATAACGGGAAGAAGAGGAATAAAATTGTGAGGTGGATCACATCTGGCAAAGACAATCCATACGATTGTATCACATTTGAGCTACCGAAAACTAAAAAAGAGGAGTTGCCGTTTTAGTCAAAATGAATCTCTTTTCGGATACACATACCCCAACTCTTCAGCTGCGTCCGTATCAGCAGCAGGCAGTAGACGCAGTCTTCAAATCGTTCGAAGAGTTTAATAGAGTTCTGTTGGTTGCCCCCACGGGTAGCGGAAAGACGATAATGTTCTCATCTATAGCAAAAAGAATGTTGCCGAGGCGAACACTGATTCTGGCACATCGGGAGGAGTTAATTGAGCAAGCTATTGATAAAATCTACACCAGCACGGGCATCGAGGCGGGGAAGGAGAAGGCTGAAGCCTACGCTTCTCTCAGCGATAGAGTCGTTGTCGGGAGCGTGCAAAGCCTTGTCCGATCAAAACGGCGGGAAAGATGGCCGCAAAATCACTTCGATCTCATTGTCGTGGACGAATGCCACCATGCCATGGCAGAATCCTATACCCATACTCTCGATTACTTTCGAAGCGCAAAGGTCCTCGGAGTTACTGCCACTCCTGACCGGGGTGACCGGAGGAATTTATCCAAAATATTTGAAACGCTCGCATATGAAATCAGTCTCATCGATTTAATCAAAGAGGGGTACCTCTCGAAGATCACCATTAAAACGATACCAATCAATATCGATATACGTAACGTTAACACTGTCGCAGGAGACTACGATGCCAAAGAGCTCGACCAAACAATTTCAGCGTATCTGCACGAAATCGCACTGGCCATCAAAAATCACGCATCCTTCCGAAAAGTGCTTGTGTTCCTGCCCCTCGTGCAGACTAGCAAAACGTTTGTATCTATTTGCGAGCGCGTGGGCTTGGAAGCATCGCACGTTGATGGTGCAAGTGGAGATCGGCAAGATATTCTGCGAGCGTTCCAGGAAAACAAAATAGATGTGCTATGCAATGCGATGTTGCTGACGGAGGGGTTCGACTGTCCCGACATTGACTGCGTTGTTGTTTTGCGACCAACCAAGGTGAGATCATTGTACGCTCAGATGATTGGTCGTGGTACCCGTGTGGCAAAAGGCAAGAAGGATCTGCTGATATTAGACTTCATCTGGCTTCACGAGCGCCATGATTTAATTAAACCCGCAAGCCTCATTGCGAGGACAGACAGAATTTCGAACAAGATGGCTGCCATTGCTGGGGACGGCAAGGAGCATGATTTGCAGGAATTGCAGGCACGGGCTGTTGGCGAGATTGAAGAGGAGATCGAGACCGAGAATGACGCCAAAAAAGCTCGTGAGGAAAAGCTCAAGGAAGCTCTCAGGGAGAACAGGCATAAACGTTCGAGGATGGTCGATGCTATTGAGTTCTTCACGTCTCTCCATGAAGTTGAAAATGCAGAGTACGAGCCCGAATTTGCATGGCAACGACAGCGGCCAAGTGACAAACAGATGGCTGCTCTGATTAAGTTTGGTATCAATCCAGAATCAATCACATGTAAAGGGCAGGCATCTGCAATACTCGATAGATTGTTTTTGCGTAGTAGGGAGAAGCTTGCTACGCCGAAGCAGCTTAGGTTACTGAGAAAGTTTCGTTACGAGAATCCGGAGAGAGCGACATTCGAACAGGCCAGTAAGTTCTTGGATGAGAAGTTACGAAAGCCGGTGTTTGGAGGTGTAAAATGAACATTAAACCCGATGATAGAGTGCGAGTGTATACGATACCAATGGGCTGTACATGTATGCATGAAGAGAAGCCAGTGGAGCCAAACACCGAACCGAACGATGAGATAAAGATCGGTGATATGGTTCAAATACTTGGCCCCCAAGATGAGCATTGGGGCAAAATTGGTTTAGTTAAGGATATTAATTTTTGTTCGAGAACTTGGGGATCATTAGTATTAGTGGAAAATGTCGCTGTGCCTTTGAGCCATGTAAAGAAAGTATCACTTGATCAACCAGCCACTGACCCCGACGCTACCTTCTGGGCCGCACACAATGAATCTGTAGCGCGCCGCATGGATTGTACTGGGAAGTACGGGCAGGATAGACGGGGGATGCTGCCGAAGAGGGGTATTGAATACGAAATAACTCACTCAGACGAGATGGGCATGATAGCCTGTCTTCACAAAGACGATAACTACAGCATGCGTAAAAAACAACTCGTTGCGCTGCAACGGAAAATCGCGGAGTACGAGCGGAGGTATGGGAAACCAGATGAAAATCGCAATGATTAAATTCGCAGATATCCCTGAGGAACGTTACCCGCCAAACGGATGGCGTTATGTCAGCGGTGACGATGAAACTGGGACGCACACAATTATTATTAGCGGTGACGAATTGGTTTGTAGCTGCTGGTTAGACGCCATTGCGCAACGCATAGTGGCCGAACACAACTCGGTCGAATGGGAGTTGATCTGCTGTAGAGAGATCAATAATAGCCAGCAAGACATTGAGAAAATAAAGTCAGCTCACGACAACGCTGATTATTGGTATCGATTGATCGAGATGATTGGAGACGCGGAGTAATATGGGTATCGACGCAATAATGCTGCTAGAGCTCAAATCCAAAAGAACGCCAGATGAGATCGAAAGTGTCAGATATCAAATGTGTGAAGCATTTGGCCATGGACACTTTTTTCAGGATCGGGAACTAAATCACAGGGCTCTGGAAATTGTCGATCCTAAGCCCTATGGTATAAAAAGCAGCCATGCTTTTTTAGAGGTCAACCTATGGACCAGATACTACGGTATCGGCTATGAACGCGGCAACTTTCCTTTTATTTACACCTTGGCTATATATCTAGAAAGAAAATTGTCACCATGCAACGTCTACTATGGCGGCGATCATACCTATATCGTAGAGCTTTTTGACACAAGTAAAAGAGATGACTTGATGAAGCATTTCGTCAAGGTCGGTCGCAGGCCATACCGCCGCCATGTAATTGCTCCTATATGTACATTCTGCAATGCGCATCCGACTCTCCTCGAGCGTGGTGGCAGCTATGAATCTGTATATTGCCCCGGTTGTGGCTTGTCAGAGGAGACTCGTGATGGTGGTATTTCTTGGAAGGTAATAGATGATACCATACCCCGCTGAATGGCCACGGCGATACAATGCCAGTACTCAACCATGCGACATGCTGGTCGGTCCATGTGTTTGCGGTGCGTGGCACAAACTGGAGGATTGGTACGTGGGCAAAAATAAAAAGAAACCAATGCGAGTAGCTACACGAAAGCGTAGGTCCCCACTGGAATACCTCGATGCACTGCAGGACAAAGTCGAACTGCATGAGGACGTTGGCCGGATTGCGAAGAGTATTAGACCCAACAAGAAAAGGAGAAGGCGAATAGCTAAGAAAGAAAAACCAATGCGAGTAGTATACGGACGGCCAGTGTACCCAATGAGTGGTGTCCCGGAATGGGCCAAACATCCTGACGGGTGCAATACTGTGGAGGAGCGTTTGCAGTCAATAGAGGAGCGATTGGATAGGATTGAAATGCGTATCGAGCGGCGTGGACAGCGACACGCACGCAAATAGCCCAGAGCTACTGTGAGGCTACAACAATGAACGTCTATTTTAAGCATCCCAAAAAGCCTGCATTGCGTGTTGATTTGTACAAAGCCGGAAAATGTCCGTACTGCAAATGGGGGATCTTGTTCGCCGCTCGAGGAGCTGTGTGTAAAGTTTGTCGCGCAAAGATTGTAAGAGTCGTCCTTTCGCCAATTGAAAAAGCCGCCGATAAAATGGAAAAACGCTTTTGGACGATGAAAAGAAGATCCACTAACTCTAGTGGTGTTGAATATTGGATTGCAACAGGTATCGGACCCTTCGTAAGGCCGAAAAACAGGTATCAGAGCTACCACAATGGCTAAGAATCAAAAAGTAATGAGCTGGAGAAACAATGAAAAACTATCGTAAGCAGGATGGGTGCCGTAACTGCAAGTATGTATTCGCATGGCGCGAATACGACGACGAAACCATGTACTATTGTACATTTGGCGCGCCCAAGCGGCCTCCGTGTCTATCTTATTTGATGGGTGAAATACCATACAAGGTATTTGACTACGAGGCGAGCGAAAGGGCCAGTAGAGAATGGCGCGAATGGTCTAACGGTAGGATGGTATCACGGGAAGGGGTATGTGACCATTGGGAGAAACAGAATGACAATACCACCGATACCACCGAATCACCCGAGATTCAGAACTAATGAAGACGGCGCGTACTACTTTGGCCGGGTATGCGACACATGGGGCTGGATTAAGGTTGGTGACAGCATACAAGGTATAAACATAGCCGAAATGTGTGACCACGCGATTATGGGATGGCTCGATATGATCAATGCGAAAAACATTGATTGGGCTTTCGACAATGCGGTTGCGTGGCGAGAGTACAAAAAGGAGCATTGCGGATGAAATTCAAATGCCAACGGTGCGGTTGCGTAGTCACTCACGATTTGCAGCATGAAATATGGGAAAGGAATCAACGAAGCGAATGAAACATTGTTACCATGTCGTTGGATCTTATTTGTCCGGGTTTAGACGCCATTTCGAATATCGAGTGGTGGCGAGCTCTGTTGTTGCGGCTACCAGGGTGGTTCTAGAGGAGCATCCAAACGCCGATATCACGAGCATCAAACAGGAGTTTGAAGTTGATTTTGTGGGAGAGTAGTAATGGGCGATAGCGACAAATGTAAGCACAATCACATGTCACATTCCTGCGTCTACTGTGAGCGCGACATGTTGCGCAAGGACGTTTGCAGATTGCTCAATCTAGCCCATGGTGAAATGTTAAAGCGAAGTTGCCTGGAAGATGATCTGAGATCGTTGCACCGTTTAGCGACTAGTCAGGAATGGGAGATACTGAAATTAAGTCTAGATGAATTAATTAGCAGAATTGATGGGTAACCGAGGAGCAAAGTTATGATTCAAGTTCATGAAGAAGAAAAGTTTTATAATAGTATCATCGCCCAAGATGACGACAATGACTATGAAGAAAATGGATATGTCGCTTGTGTTATCGGTAATTGGGCTGCGCTCGCGCATTATGGCCATTGCTCGTGTTATGGTACATGGACCTCTATCACTGGTGGCGATTATAGCGGGCGTGGCACAATGCCTCCGGAGTGGGACTGGCAGGGTACCCCAGATGAGTTAGTGGCAATGGCCATTGCTAAGCGGTGTATTACAGTTCCAGATCGAACCATCAACGAAAATGACGAAGATTACGACCATCTAAAAAATGTGTACGACCAGATCGTAGAGTGGGATAAATCAGGGCGACCAAAAAGGGAGGAATAAATGTCAGAAAAGTTAGAACAGACACATGCAGAGTGGATCAGTGCAACGGCCAATTGCATCCATATGAATGCCCGTGCCAAGGGCTGGTGGGACACCGAGCGTAACGACGGCGAGATGATAGCACTCATACACAGCGAACTGTCAGAAGCACTCGAGTATGCACGCAAGGGCAATCCGCCAGATGATAAAGTGCCTGAGCTATCCGGGGTTGCTGCAGAGCTCGCAGATACAGTCATTCGTATTATGGACCTTTGTGTGGGTAGAGGTATCGATCTTGGTCAAGCCATCGTTCTTAAACACAACTTTAACACAACCCGCGAGTACAAGCATGGAAAGAAGTTCTAGGATAGATCTTAACATCGCTCAAAGGTTCTGTGATGTCTTCTCAGTTGGGAAGCTGACATTCCAGACCTTTGACGATGTCGATGGCCGCAAGAAGCCGCGCTTGACAGACGTCATACACGGCACCTTTGCGGAGAGTAGAGACAGGTTGTCAGATTTAAATCATTGTGGTGCGGGTATATTCCTGACTATCAACGAGACAGACCTTCAAGGTCGCAGTGCTGCCAACGTTGTCTCGCTGCGCGCACTGTTCATTGATATGGATTCCAAGCCTTTACCAGCCAAGTGGCCATTGCAACCAGATGTGATTGTTCAACGTACACAAGTCAGGTGGCATGCGTATTGGTTGCTTGCTCCAAAGCAGCCACTTGCGAGATTTTCAGAGGCGCAAAAACATTTAGCAAAGTATTACAATTCAGATCCACGCATATCAGATCTCTCACGGGTAATGCGCATACCAGGTTTCCTGCACCAAAAAGATCCAAATAACCCTCAGAAAGTGGAGTTGATTCGGTGCATCAAACCAGATTTCACATGGACGATAGACGAAATTTTAGAGGCGCATCCAATAGCAGAGGCTCCCAAGGAGCAAGCGGTCCACAGAATTTCCGTACCTCAAAACTCTGATTCGAACCTACGATTATTCCACGCTTGGGTTAGCAAGGTGGCTCCCGATGTTGTTGAAGGCCAAAGAAACAACAAACTTTTCAACATAGCTGCCGAGGGGGCGGGGCGCGGTATCCCAAAAGACGAAACGCTACAAATCTGCATGTCAATCAGAAACGGGTTACCAGAACGTGAGGTAACAGAGCTCGTCAAACAAGCATACTCAAAGGAACGAACAGCCAACATGCCAGAAACAGAAGAGGTAGAACACTGTCGGTATTTCTTAAGCCCAAGCGTCACCCACAACAACGGGTTTAGCCAGGATTTTCCATGGTCTCAGCATGAACCAGAGACAGTAACAGATGAGGTAGGTTTCGACGAACTTTAAAATT